AAACCTTGTCCATTTGCTCTTTCATGAACTCGTCGGAAAAATGTGTATAAACTTGCCCTACGAGCCTTTCGGGGCTATCGCCCATCCATATATCGACAATATCGGGGCGCACGTATTCTTGACATTTGGTTGCGAACGTATGACGTAAAGAATATTGAGTGATGCCTTTATCAGAAAAAATTTTCTTGAAAATGCGGTTTAAGGTTTGAGTGTTTACCGACGGCGCAAAACTCTTCGAAAAGTCCAGCTTTCCCTTTATCCTATCGGATATAGGGATTTTTTTATACTCGATTTTCCCGTTTTTACGTTTTGCGTTTCGTCCGACAAGGAAATCGCCTTCTCTATGTACTGTGGGCAACTCGCAGGGACGAAAACCAAAATACAGCATTATCAGGATCGGCTGCTTGTATTCTATATATTCTTTGGATTCCAAAGCGATCAATAAAAACCTGACTTCTTTGTTGGTTAAATTTCGTCTGTTCTGTCGTTCCACCTTTTTGAAAGGAATAAGCGTAACGGGATTGCGAGGAATAAGACCGCAAAGGTTGGCATACTTGAAAATCGAGTTTGCTACAATTCGAGTATCCTCATAGAGGCGTCCCGAAAGTTCGGAAAAGATTTTATCAAGGTCAATGGTTTTTATATTGATAATAGCTTGTCCGTGGAGAGGTGGAAATAAAAATCGATCATAGTAGCTTCGATAATTCAAATAGGTGCGTTCACAAAGCTTGGTTTTTTTATAGGTAAACCATTCTTCGGAAACTCCTTCAAAAGTGTTCTCTCGCACAGCTCTTTCCGCTTTCTTTTGATATTTCTCTATTTCTCCCGGCTCTGTCTTTTCTAAGAACTTCTTTTTTGCTTCCGCCAAATTTTTGGAAGAAGCAGTGATATAGTATCCATTTCTTCTGTACTGAATTTCGTAATAAAATCCGCGTTTTCCGCTTGGTCTTTTTACGATATGGGCTACAAGCCCGTTAGCGATAAATTCTTTCTTAAAGCTTTTCGACATTCTTGACATTGAAATCTCCTTCATGGTAAATTTCAATTCTGCCGTTATCGATTTTTGTTTAGAAGATATGGTAGCCCCGCATTCCAAGTCGTCAATTTTTTCTGCAAAAGTCGCCAACTCCTGGGCTAACTTAATAGCTTCTTTGCGTTCCTGAACCAACATAAGCCGCGCTGTCAACTGTACTAAATCGTCTGAAAGTTTCATCTTTCCACCTCTTTTTATCTTTGAAAACAAACATTTGTTTGCCTTCAATAAGAGTATAGCACAATATATATGACAGACGTATGCCTGTTTTAAAAAATAGTTTGAAAAAATTTTAGAAAAATTATTTTTTGTCGGGGGCTTTGGCGATTTCTTCAATCATGACGAGCATTTTTTCGGCAAAGGCTTCGCCTTTCACTCGTTCAAGTTCGTTGAAGGCGTCGAGTCTACGCCATTCTTTCTCGCTTAAATAGGTAGGGTGCCGTCCTACGCCCAGCGCCTTGTCCTCGTCCGACCATTCAAGAGGGGGCGATGAAAGTCCAAGAGCTTCTTCAATAGCTTGTACCGTATCAATCCGCGGCGTCTTGGTAAATCCTCTAAAAATATCTTCAACTGTACGCTTTGAAACTCCTGATTTTTCAGAAATGATAGAATAATTAAAATGCAACTCTTTCTTTTTCTGTTTCCATAATTCTAAGTTCATAAGGTACCTCCTAAAAGTATTATATAAAAAACCACAGAAAATTTCAACTTTTTTCATTAAAACGCTTGACAAGCACAGAAATATGTGCTATTATACATTTAGAAAACACAGAAAACTGTGTAGTTTATACCGAAAGGCTGGATAAAGTTTTTTATATGCTATAATTCTGTCACAAAGAAAGATTTATGAGAAAAAAAGTCGAATTGTAGCATAAAAACGCTTGACTGTCAAGCGTTTTTATGCTATAATTCTGTCACAAAGAAAGATTTATGAGAAAAAAAGTCGAATTGTAGCATAAAAACGCTTGACTGTCAAGCGTAAGAAAATTTTGAAAAGGAGGTGCGAACGATGAACCCCATAGAGTTATTGAAAAAGTATGATATTCCTCAACCGCTTTTGGCGAATGAAATGGGTATTACGCGGCAGGCGTTAAATTTGTGGTTTTCGGGGAAAGTAACTCCAAAGCCGAGAAGCATGAAGCGGATTGCGGAAGCGATGAAGCGTTTAGGCGCTGATACCAACGAAATTGAAGTATATAAAGCCTTTATAAGTTAAAAACAACAGACGAAGTAATCGCGTGTTTTAAGAGCAAAGAATAAAGGCCTTGGGCGAAAGGAGAAATTATGACGAGTGAAGAATTTAAGAATTTAGAAATAGGCGATTGGGTAAGAGAGAGCGATGAACATTATGATAAAAATGTTATTTTCGCTCCTGTACCTTATAGAGGAAGAATGCGAGGACGGGTAATCGTGAAAAAAGAGGGTGAATGTTTTGAGCTTAAAACCTATGATATTTTCAACGAGCATGTTATAGGGGTTGGTGACGTTTGTTACAGAGATTTTGAGATTGAGGCAAAACAAAAAGACGAGAATAACATTTTTCGAGCAAAAATCACTCCTGAAGAATTGGAATCGGCAGCACAACCGCTTGTAGAACTGTTAAGAAAAAAAGGTCACCCACACATGACTGTGTTAGTGACCGACTGGAACGTAGAACTTGTTGAAGCTCTTAAAGGTATTCCTATGCCATATGAAGATTAGCGTTTACTATTGTATGAGTAAATGCAAAGAGGCATTAAAAGTAACAACAAATTGGCATACAGAACCTTGTGTAAGTTGCAAACATAATCCGTATGTTGTTTCGCAATTGTGGAAATGGAACGGTATGGAATGGGTTAAAAATGTTACGGACTGATATGGAAGAAGAATGGCGAACAGTTGAAGAAAATCCATTGTATCAAGTTAGTAATTTAGGGAAAGTTCGTGTAATAGAGCGAACCCAAAAATGTGGAAAGAATGGTAGGAGTTATAGAACTTATCCGTCACAAATAATGTCAACATTTTTACACGATAACGGAAAAGGAAATAAAAATGTCGTTGTGCAAATGCGTGACGGGAAAAAGCAAATTCGTCGTAGTGTTGCGAAACTCGTCCTTTTGGCTTTTGTTGGGAAGCCGCCTAAAATGGCAAAACAACCGATACACATAGATGGAAATCCATTTAATAATTGTCTATCAAATTTGAAATGGGATGTTGACAAATCCTACTATTTACCCATCAATGAAAGAGCCCGCGAATTGTTTTATACATATGCATATCGATTTATAAAGGCGTATATCCGCATGAAAAATATTAAACATATAATTTTTTTGTTTTTAGAAAAAGATGATTTTATGCAAGAATGCGCTATTCGGATATGGAATGTAATCGACTGTTACGACGAATCGCATTGTAGTTTTAAGAGATTTGTATTTATAAAATGCGAGTGGGTATTCAAAAAAATGTATAAGAAATATGCAAGGCGCAGAGAAATTGCGCCTATGAAAAATATTGAAAGCGAAATGGTGACAGAAGATACCCCACTTGATTATATTAAAGAATTATCATACGAGGAACATTTTTATGGGGATAACTAAACTAAGAGTTTTTGAGAATTATTTATGGGAAAGAGAGCTTTCTCAAAATACAATAAAGTCATATATTGACCATGTATCAAAATATTTTAATACTTACGAAGAAATCACGAAAAACAACCTAATAGAATGGAAGCGAAAACTTCTGGAAAAAATGAAACCCAAAAGCGTAAATCATTATATAACGGCGATGTCGGAATATTTGAAATTTATCGGGCGCTCCGAGCTTGTGTTAAAAAAAGTGAAAGTACAAATGCGTAATACGGTTGAGAATGTTATTTCTCGTGAAGAGTTTGATAAACTGCTTAGAAGTCTTAAAGATGACGGGAAAATAAAAATGTATTACATATGTCTTTTCCTTGGAAAAACGGGAGCCCGAGTGTCGGAATTAAGAAAATTTAAGAAGAGCGATTTATTAAGGGGATATGCTGAAATTCCGACAAAAGGAAAAATTCGACGTGTTTATTTTTGTGACAGTTTAAGAAGTGAAGAAGTATTTTTATTTTTTTCCGCGTTAAAAGATGAGGATTATCTTTTTCAAAATCGTTTCGGGGAGCAGATTACCACGAGAGGAATTGCACAACAACTAACAAATTATGCCCATAAATACGGTATAAACGAGAGAGTAATGCACCCGCATAGTTTTCGACACTTTTTTGCTATTGAGTTTTTGAAACGGGACAAAGATATATCACTACTCGCCGATTTAATGGGGCATAGTTCCATAAATACTACGTCGATTTATTTAAGGCTAAATCAATCTCAACAAATGGAACGATTAAATAATGCGATGAACTTTTAATCACTCAAGGGAGGGCAATTAAAATGTTACATAACGATAATATAGAAAACGGAATGTTGAAGTTTTGGGAGAAGGTAACGGACGAAGAAACAGGAGAGACATGGGAAAGAGAAGTCCCCACATGTCATTGTTCGGAGTGCAATAAGGCAATTTATGCAGACGATAATTGTTACGTAATGCCGAAGCTGTACGGGGAAGAGCCGTATATACTCTGCGAAGAATGTATCGACAGTTATGTGGCATACGGACGGGAAGCGGCAAACGCGATATTAAGAGCGAGGAGAAAGGCACAATGACGGAAGAGGCGAAAGAAACAAGCGTGAAGCTGACGGGAGACATAAAAGAAGTCATGGAAGATTTACATCGGCACCGCGGGTTGACGTTGTGGGAGTATATCCGTTTGAAGCGATTGGAAAGCGCGGAAAAATCCGCGCTGGAAGAAATCTGTCGGAGGGAAGGCTAATGACGATATATGAAATCGAGCGCGGGATAGAGGAGTGCGTCGATGAAGAGACGGGAGAAATCCTTGACTATGAGAAACTCGACATGCTTCAAATGGAACGTGACAAGAAAATCGAAAACATAGTGTTTTTAATCGAAAATACAGAGAACGAGATAGAAGGCTTGAAAAGGCAGGAAGAAATCTTCAAAGCGCGGAGAAAAGCGGCGGAGAAGAAACAGGAAAGCCTGAAAGGGTATCTCTCGCATGTGTTACAAGGGCAAAGGTTTGAGACAGTAAGAGCGAAAGTGACGTTCCAAAAAAGCACAAGGACAATAATTGAAAATCCAGCTCTAATTCCCGAGGAGTATAAGAAAACCGTCGTGGAAGAAAAGATAAACACAGACGCAATAAAAGCGGCAATAAAAGCGGGCAAGAGCGTGGAAGGCGCGAGGATAGAGGAAAGATATAACCCGCAAATAAACAGCGTCAGGAGGGCGGAAACATGAGCAAATTCAGGGTGTTAAAGCCAGAAGAAATAGAAGTGAAAGTGAAACAGGTAACGGAGAAAGGAGCAGTTGCCCTGATTTATAAGACATCCCGAGTAGATATGGACATACTCGACGAGACGGTAGGAGCGGAGAATTGGCAAAGCGAATATCAGGAAATCAAAGGTAACTTGTATTGCGGAATCGGAATCAAAGACGAGACGACGCAGGATTGGGTATGGAAATGGGACTGCGGAATCGAGAGCCGCAGCGACGGAGACGGAAACGAGAAGAAAGGGGAGGCCTCTGACGCATTTAAGAGAGCAGGAGTACAGTGGGGGATCGGGCGGGAACTGTATACCGCGCCGTTTATCTTTCTGCCGTTGGAAACGGTATCCAATGGGAAAGGATATAAATTGAAGAATCCGTTTTCGAGATTTGACGTAAAGGAGATTGAATATACGGAAAGCCGAAAAATCTCGAAGATAACAATCGTAGATGAACGCGGGAAAAAGGTATTCGAATACCCCAAGGAAGCGACGAACGGGACAGAGAAGCCGAACCAGACGGCGGAACCTGTAAGGAAAGCTGATGAGTTCAAACGATTGACGAAAAGCGAGCTGGTGCAGGTTTACGGGGTAAAGAACGCAGAAGCAACGCTTGCGGCGTTGGAAAAGAAACTTGGCGTAGCGTTTAAGGATTGGGACGCGGAAACGACGGAAAAAGTGCGCGAAACCCTCGAAAAGATGAAGAAAAAGAATACCGAGGAAATGGAAAAATATCGTAACGAACCAGATGACGATTTACCGTTTTAAGGAGCGGCAATGATAAAAGGAAAGATAATCGATATAAACGCAGACGGAAGCGCGATAATTCAAGCACCGATAGACCCGTACATATTGACGCACCGAAAGGTGAAAGAATGTTATGTAGATTTTATCGACAGCCGCCCGCTGTCGGATAAGCAAAGGCGAATGTGCTATACGTTGATGAAAGCGATTGCGGATTGGAGCGGAGAGACCCAGGAAGGCACGAAAACGGCTTTGAAATTAGAGTTTTGGCAATCGCATGTAGAAACGCTCGGGGATAAGATATTTTCCCTTTCAAACGCGCCCATGAGCCTTGTGGCAGAGTTTCAGAGATATCTGATAGACTTTATCCTTTCGAACGACGTGCCGCTGTCGTTCCCGTTGCTAAATTATGTGGACGATATCGCAAACTATACGTACATGTGCCTTATCCATAAAAAATGCTGTATTTGCGGCAGGAGGGCAGACTTGCACCATATAGACGCGATCGGAATGGGGAACGACAGGGCAGAAGCGCATAACGTGGGGAGAGAGGTAATGAGTCTTTGTCGGGCGCACCATACGGAGATACACACGATAGGCAAGGCAGCGTTTATGGAGAGATATCACCTCGAAGGCGGGGTGACTGCAGATAATACGATCTGCAAAATTTACGGGTTAAAGAGGTGAGTATGAAAAACAGCTTTGTATTATACACCGAATACGCTAAGCATATCGGATTACTAAGCATGGAACAGCGCGGGATACTGTTTACCGCCGTAATGAATTATGCGACAGGTATCGAGCTTCCAAAAATGGAGGCGGCAACGGAAATGGCGTTTTCGTTCATCAAGGAACAGCTTGACCGCGACGATGAGAAATATAAGGAAACATTAAAAAAGCGCAGCGAAGCGGGTAAACGGGGCGGACGCCCGAAAACAAATGCTTTTGACGACAGAGACAAAAAAACAGATGAAATCACCGAAAAGCAAACGAAAGCAAAAAAAGCAAATGCTTTTTCTGAAAAACAAAAAAACCCTGTAGATGTTGATGTAGATGATAAAGAAAGATTGATTGATAATCAATCGAAAGAAAACAATCAAACAATCAAAGAGACTGGAAACGACTCTTTATCAGCCTTCCTGAAAGCGTATCCAGCGATAGAGGTGGATATAAGCTCTACAGCGCAACTTTACGGAAAGGATTTTGAGCTCCTATCGGAAAAGTTTTCAGAGAGTGGTTACCTACGGGATAAAACCAATTCATTGAGTTGGGTATGCAGAAACTATACGGACATCATTTGCGATAAGTACAAGGGATCGACGATCCCGAGGGTGGAAAGCAAGCGTCCGATCAAAACGGTTTTATGAGGAAACAAAATGGGATTTCGTACATACACCGACATCGCGGATTTCAGAATCGACGAGAGCCAATATTTGAAAACAGGGATAGAGAAGCTGGATAAAGCGATTTTAGGGTTAGGATTGGGCCAGCTGGTGATCATCACGGGAACGAGAGCGGGCGGAAAAACGACGCTGACGGGACAACTGACGTGTAACTTTATCGACAAGGGATATTCAGGATTGATTTGTTCGTTTGAAATGGCAAATCCGCGGTTGAAGAATTGGTTGACACTTCAGGCGTTAGGTTCGGAAAATCTGCGGGGCTATACGACCTCGACGGGGAAAGAGTTGTTCTACCCGCGAACGAAAGAAGTCAAAAAAGCGGTTGACGATTGGATTTCTTCCAAGTTGAAAGTTTACGACAACGCAATCTTCGACGCGGAAAAAATCTGCTCGGATATCAGCGAGGAAATCAAGAAAAACCCAAAGATCAAGTTTGTTATCCTGGATAACCTGATGAAGATCGAGCTTGACGGAATGCGTGAAAGCAAGTGGGAAGCACAGAGCCAGATCGTAAAAAAACTTCAGCACTATGCCCAGCGGAAAAATATCTGCATTATCTTGGTAGCGCACCCGAACAAAGTAAAGACGCTGCCAAGGATCGAGGACGTAGGCGGGAGCGGGGATATCATAAACACAGCCGACACGGTATTGCTTGTCCATCGGGTAACGGAGGATTTCAAAATCCGTGCAGGCGAATACTTCGGCTGGAAAGAAGGAAATCCCGCGCTGGAATACTCAAACATTATCGAAATCGCAAAAGACCGAGAGTTCGGAGACGACGACAGTATGGTAGGGGTATATTTCGACCCGAAATCCAAGCGTTTTTTGAATAGGCGCGACGAGGTGATCCGTTACGGTTGGGACGTGAGTCCGACGCAGGAGCGGCTGAAATTCGGAAGCACAACCTTGACGGAAGTAGAGGACGGGGAGGAGCTGCCGTTTTAGGAGGAGGAAATGAGCCAAAAAGAATACAGCGTAACGGATCTATGCGAAGTTTTGCGGCTGGCGTTTGCAAAGAATAATCAAACGTATTTCGGCTATGCGTGGCGTGAAAAGCTGGGGGAGTTTCTGGAAGAAGAAAGCCGATACGCGCGGCTGGTGGATTGGCTGAACGAGAAGATCGAGTTCCACGGCAGCGTAATCAATCCATTGGGCCCGGCGGAAAACGGCGAAGAATTTGAGGAAACGTATCTGAAAGAAATCCAAGACTATGCGGTGCTGATACATCTTCGGGATTTGCTTTTGGACGATCGGACGACGCGGCAAATGCGGGAAAACATAGAGAAATGGCTGTGTAAGCGATACAAGATACGTTATTGGGGCGAATATTTTGACGGATACATGTAGGAGGCAAAACATGAGCGAAGAGATGAAAAAGAAGCTGTTGGAGCTGATAGAGGAATATCGAGATAAGGCGCAAGGGCATGCCAAAGGGAGTAAGGCGCAGGTGATGTATGCGTCATATGCGGAGGGATTAAGGCGGGCGATCACGGAAATCGGGAAGGAGGCTACCTATGACGCAGAATGAGGAAATATTAAGGCACTTGCTGACATATGGAAAAATCACGAGCCTGGAAGCGATGAACAAATACGGGATTATGCGGTTAGGGGCGCGGATATACGACCTAAAAAAGCAAGGCTATCCGATAAAGACCTACTTGCGGGTCGGGAAATCTCGTAACGGGGAAAGCATGGTATTTGCGGAATATCGGCTGGAGCGGGTAGAAGAAGCGCGGAGGCGGTGGAGATGAAATTCGTCATAGAGGGTCGCCCGCAGGGAAAAGCTCGGGCACGGACATTCTACAATAGTCGGTTAGGCAAAATGCAGAGTATAACTCCTGAACAGACAAGAAGCTATGAGGATTTAATCCGTTGGAGCTATAAAGCGGCGGGCGGTACATATCTGGGGAAAGGGCAGTTTACGGTGGCTATAAGAGCGATATACGAGGTTCCCGCGTCTTATCCCAAGAAGAAGCGAGAAGCGGCGCTGAGGGGCGAAATACGGCCTTGCGTGAAGCCTGACGTGGATAATATCACAAAGGTTGTCTTGGACGCATTGAACGGGGTTGCGTATCTTGACGACAGCGGGGTGATAGCCGTGACGGTAGAGAAAGAGTACGGAGAAGCGGCGCGGGTGGAAGTGGAGCTGAACGCGATTTGAAAAAGAACGCTTCGGTGCGCGCGTGGTGAATAAAAAGAAAAAGGAAACAGTTAAGTTTTGCGAGATAGAGCAAAACGGAAAACAAGGCTGATACCCGAACCCCGTTCGCGCACATGAACGGGAAGTAGGAAAAGGAGAAGAAGAAATAGTCCCGAAAGGTTGTGATCACTATTTTAAAAATGGTGCAATGTGTTGTCAATCAATTATATTTTTGATTCTTGACGACCTCGTGAAGGAGGTGTGCGGTGACTAAAAGAGAAGCGGCGATTGTATCGGCTTATACAGGGTTTTTAATCGGGGACTTTTCCGATATGCACAAATATATTGAGGAAAAACTGGGCAGATCCGTTTGGACTCATGAATTAGCAGATATAAAAATTCAAGAAGAAATCAAACAAAAATCCAAGGAAGATTTTATCAACATCGAGGTGTGCGATGATTGAACAGGAACAGATTGAAGAAATGGCGAAACTTATAGACGGAAGCGAATGTCCCAGTGAGAAGTGCCCGAAAATGGATAAAGAACAAGTAAAAGCTTTTGGGGCTTGTAACATCCATAGGGCGCAGATACTCTATAACGCAGGCTATCAGAAAGCCGAGGAAGTGCGGAAGGAAACAGCGCGGGAGATATTCGAGTATATAGTTAAAAGCGGTGTGATAAACGTTGCGCCAGATACAATAAAGATGTTTTTTAAAGAGCAATACGGTGTGACGGCATTCATCGAGGAGGGCGAGGAATGATAGACAAAAAAATTTATTCGGGCTGGGCATTTACCGAAAATTCGACTGAAAAATCCGCAATGAATAAAGAAATTTACAAAGAATTAAGGACAAAATACTCGGTTAAGCGGCTATTCAAGGAAGAAGAATGCGCCCGTGAAGAGGTAATTAATAGTAATGATTTTGTTTTTGAATTAATCAGAACCTATTATGCAAGAACGCGTTACCGTGTTTTGAAATGTCCGAAAGAACTTACTACAACCGAGAAAGCGCTTATAATAGATGACGGTAATCTTCCATTCGGATATTTATCAAAAGAAGAGTACATTGATATTCTTATAGATTAAGTTGTCGGAGGAGAAAAAATGAAAATCTGTAAGAATTTAACGAAAGAAAATCCCGTTGACGAATTTATCTGCTCGGAATGCGGGTTTATGACAGATGATTTTTCCCGAACTGAAATTGATGAAGACATTGATGACGGGATTTGGTATGAGGATAGAACACGCCGCGAATTTGAGATAAAGTATTGCCCGAATTGTGGGGCGAAGGTGGTAGAGGAATGAGCGAGTATAAGAGATTGACGGATAGTAAAACGGCAAAAGCCATGAAAGAAAACGGGAATACTACAAATCCATATTATATCTATCTTGCCGAGTTGGAGGACAAACTCGAAGCTGGGAAGCTGGTAGAGTTGCCGTGCGAGGTGGGAGATACGGTGTATTCGGTAGGATTGGTTTTCAGTGACGGCTATGAATTTGATAAAAAGGGGCATGAAACGCCCGTACATTCTTCGGGGTGGCGAATAATGAAAACAGAAGTTACCGCAAAAAATATTTATAGGATTTGTGACGGGTGCGTAAATAAAAGGGCTTTCCTCACCCGCGAAGCCGCAGAAGCACGGTTGAAAGAATTGGAGGCGATAGAGAAATGAATCGAATACACTTAATCGGAAATTTAACAAGAGATCCGGAGTTCTCGGAAACGGCGGCAGGAGTCGCGGTGTGCAAGTTTTCCATTGCAGTCGGGAGAGCATACGCCGACCAGAACGGGGAAAAGCAAACGGACTTTTTCAATTGCACAGCCTGGCGCGGTCAAGCGGAAAACATAGCGAAATACTGTGCGAAAGGAAACAAGATAGCGGTAGTCGGGAGTATGCAATCCCGCGCTTATGAAGACAGGCAGGGCGTAAAAAAGACGGCGTGGGAAGTGCAAATATCGGAGATAGAGTTTTTAAGCCCTCACGAAGCGCAGGAGAAGGGAAACGAGCCGTCGCGAGGAAACACCAAAGGACAAGCGAAAAACGCAAGGAAGCCCGTTTTAACGGCTTTAGACGGGGACGACGATATCCCGTTTTAAGGAGCAGCAGACATGCGAGCGAGATTTGATACGGTAACGGATAATTTGAAAAGAGGGACGGTGCATACGATTTACGCGCCGACGGAAGAAGCAGAAATCTGTTTGACCTGTCCGTTGAAAGAGTGCAAAAATAGCGAATGCGAGAGGTTTAAGGAAGAGAAAAGAAAGCTGAAAGGGAAGTGAGGCGGAGATGAAACAGGGACACTATTTGACGATAGAAAAGGCGTTCAAGGGCTACAAGAGGAATCTTGCTGCCCTTAGAAGCTATCCGTATCCATACGTTTCGGGGGTGGATTATTCAAAACCAAGAGTGACGGGGGACGGATATAAAAACGGACAGGAACAAATGATTTGGTCTTGCATAGATAAAAAAGACGATTTGGAGAAACAGGTGCGCCTGGTGGAGGAAGTCGTAAGGTGGTTTGAGATAGAAGGCTATGGGCGTGAGAGATACATAAAATATCGGTATTTCAAGGGCGCAACAAACGTTAAGGTTTGTTATGAGATAGGGATATCGGAAAAGACGGGGAAGAACTGGAAACGAGATATTTTTTACAAGGCGGAAGCGATTGCGGAGAATATCGGAATATTTCAAAAAAGTGAAAATGGGTAAAAAGATTGCCCTTTTTTGCTGTTTTAATGTGATATAATGGTAACATGGGAAAGGAAGAGAAAGCTTTTCCCGGAACAAAAGCCCACCCTGAGGCGTTGCGTATCCCCTTGACGCGGCGCCTTTTTCGCGGGCAAAAGGAGTTGAGGCAATGTGAACGTAAGACAGCAGAAATTCTGCGACTATTATCTGCAATCGGGAAACGCAACGGAAGCAGCGATAAAGGCGGGATATTCGGAGAAAACGGCATATTCGATCGGGCAGAGATTGTTGAAAAATGTTGAGGTCAAAAATTATCGATTACAACACGCGCAGAGGGCTTCAAATGCCCGTATAGCGGACGCGAATGAAGTGCTTGAATTCTGGTCTAATACCATGCGAAACAGCGAGCTGGCATCCAAAGACAGGCTGAAAGCTTCGGAGCTGTTGGGAAAGGTTTTATTAATAGACGGACAGGAAAACGCAGACCGAGATATTCATGTGACTCTTAGCGTAGAGGACATGAGTGGAGGAGAAGATGGAGATTAAAAGCATTGTGCCTAAGCCGTTTTCTCCGTTGCTTTCTCCTTCGGTCCGTAAGATTGTAGAAGAAAGCGGCAGAACGTCGGGGAAGTCTACGACCAATGAAACCGTGGCTGTATGTAAAATGATGGAAAGCCGGAAGAACAACATTTGGTATTGCCGCGCGGAAAAAGGGGATATAAGAACGTCGGTTTTCAGTTCTTTTTTGGCAACGATTCAATCGTTGGGAGTAGAGAGATACTTTCAATATAAATTAAACCCTATGGAAGCGATTTGCACGCTGACGGGCGCTAAATGCTATTTCGGAGGGATAAACGGCAAGACACGGGATGATCTGAATACTACGAAGGGATTTGTGCCACAGGATAGAAGTTTGGCTATGTTCATCTTAGACGAAGCGAACGAGGCTAAGAGTTATCAACATATCCGTGCGGCAGAAACGACGGCGAATAAATTTTTAAAACCTGATGGAAAGATTATTTATGCTTACAATCCTCCCCCAAATCTTGGGCATTGGGCACATAGCTATTTTGGAAAGATGGTCGAGGACGGGGCGAAACGGATCTATACGACGTATAAAGACATTTATAAGCTGTTAAATTCTGCTACTATCGATGAGATACTGACGATGAAGCGGGACAATCCGCAGCAGTTCAAATATTGGTATTTAGGACAGAAAATCAGCCTTGAAGGATTAGTGCTTTATACGTTCAATCGAGAGCGAAACTTAATTTCATTAGATGCGTTTAAAACGGCTGTAAATCGTAACGGATACCAGCCGTTGTATATCATTTACGGAGTAGACAGCGGGGTAGTGAAAGATCCGACTGCCGTTTGTGCGTGGGGGATTTTCCCTGATGGGAATCTGATTAAACTATCAACGTTCTATCTCGATCCAAAAAAGGCGGGAGAGCCGATACCGAATACGATGCAAGTTTCGGAAATGGTGCGTTGGTATAACGACTTCTATGCGGAAATGGGGAGCTATGGAGTTATTCTTCCGGGACCGTATAATGAAGCGTGGGTGTTTGATAGTGCAGTGGTCACGCAGGATTTAATGTTGGAGTTCGGAAACAAAACAGGTTTTTTCTGCAAAGCGGTGGAAAATAAAAGCATAGAACGAGATATAAAACGTTTGCAAAACGGATATTTCCGCGGGGTTTTCAAAATTTTAGATATACCGTCGAATGCGCCGAGTCTTAGAGAACTCGGCACATTTTGTTATGACGAAAAAAACGAGATACCCGACGGGCAGGATGATCATACGATTGATGCGGATAAATACGCGACGGCACATTATTATTATGCCTATTTAAACAATTTCGGATAAGGAAGTGAGCACACATGGGATTTCAAATACCAGAATATTTAAAAAGATACTTAGAAAACACAAAATATAGAAAACCATTTGAAAATTTCGTCAATAATTCGACTTATTACGCACAGTTAAATTGGCAATGGATTTCCTATATGGAAACGGTAGTAAGACCGTGTATAGCCTATTCTACGGCGTCAGTAGACGGGGTGTATAATTCTTCGCTTTCCACTTCGACCGGAATGGCATTGGTAAAAGGAGCTACGCGCTTAATCACCGGGGATAAATTGTTTTTCCTGGGGAATGATGAAAGCTGCAAGTTTCTAAGCGATATATGGTCGCCTGGCGTTAACTTCAATAAATTTCTTACGCGGGCAATTTCTTTTATGTTAGCCGGAGGCACTTCGGTAATAAAGTGGAATCAGGATGAAAAAGGCAGGAATACGCTTTCTGCCTTTCGCATTGATAGAACATTAATTTCCACTGACGAAAACGGGGAAGTTACAGACGCGGTTTTCTTTGTCGCGTTGTTATCCACATTAAAAAATCGCGAGCAGCAGTCTACGTATTGGTTGGTGGAAGAAAGAAAATATAACGAAGACGGCAAGCCGGTACTAATTTATAAAGTATTTGTACGCGGTGGAATTGTAAACTCTCCTACGCTTCCTTCCCCCTATGAAATAGGAGCAGAGATAGAAAATCTGCCCAAGAATGTCCAGGAAGAATTGCGGCGTCTAAAAATAACGCGCTTAAATCAAGAAATTATACTGCCTACCTTTGATAGATTGGGTGTATGGCTTTTGAGTCGCACAGCTACCAATTCCTGTGTGCCGGACGCGCCTTTTGGAGATCCTTTATTATACGGCTGCCTGGATTTGTTATGGTCTATCGACGTAGTATTCAGTGGGTCGATGATAGACGTACTAAACGGCGAGGGCAAAATTTTAGTCCCCAAACAATTTTTGCAGGACACTTTAAACCGTTTACAATCGCAATATCCGGGCAAACAGTTCAACGTAACTACGGCAGAACTGCGTGGATACAGCGATGAAAGCTTTGTCTATATCATGCCGAGCGTGATGGATAAGGATAAAATGTCGCCTACACCCATACAATTCGACATTCGAGCGGATCAGTATGGAAAGATGATGGAAATGTACGAACGACTGACCGCCGTCAGAGCCGGATATTCCCCGACGAGTATCTTTCCCTATCTGACGCCGGATAATAGTGTAAAAACCGCAACGGAAGTAACTGCGGAGGAAAATCTGACACGAGCGAGTATTCGAGATACACACAATACCATTTTACCGGTGTTGACAAGAGCGTTAAGAGAGGTGCTGAAACAAGAAGGATTCGTGCCTGACGTGCAGTTACAGCTTGGAGATTATATAGGCAACAAATTGCAATACGACGCCAATATCCGCGATAATTATAGCGCGGGATTATTGCCAAAAGAAATTGCAGTAAAGCAAATTAATAATTTGACAGACGGGGAAACGCAAGAATATCTCGAAAAAATTTCAAGTGACGATGAGTATAAACGATCTCAAAATTTGTTTGGGGATAATTTATTCAATGAAAAAGATTATTACGGAGGAGAGGAATAAATGGAACTAAAAGCCTATGTCCCCGATCCGCTGAACGAACAAGCGAGCGTATTGGTGGACGCGCAGACGGATATAAAAACAGCGATTAAAAAGGGCGTGCTTGGCGGCGCGTCCTTTATCGTTATATCCGCAGAAGTGCGAAGAATTATCTCCCGTGCCATTGCTCGGATTCGTTCTCCTACGTTAAAGCAGGATGCCCGTATCTCGTTGTTGAGATTCTCGGAAAATGTTTATGGTCGACTGCGTAGAGAGTTACCGATGAATGAGAGTCTATTAGTCGCGGTAGCATTACTTACGCGGCGCATTACCGAACGACAAGCCAATGGAATAAAATCGGATTATTTTATTCCTAAAACTCCCCGTGAGATACGGGCTGCCGAGATCGTGAGTAATGCGTCCGAGATACGAATACGAAGTCAAGACAAAGGAATCCCGTTGCAAGAGTTTCATAAAGTCTATATAAATCGCGTTTCAGACGCTCTGGGGCGTTTATCCGACGAAAAAGCCTTAGACCCGAACGACGTGACAGGGCGCAATTCCCTGCGCAATCTCGCTGAAATGCAAGTGCGATATGAGCGTCATCAAGACGAGATTTCAGGGCTGAAAGCTTCGGGCAATCGGTTGGTGGTTTGTTCTGTCCATGCCGACTGTTCGGAGCGATGCGCACCGTTTCAGGGGCGCGTGTATTCGTTAGACGGAACGAGCGGAACGACCGAGGACGGGAGAGCGTTTGTGCCCTTGGAAACGGCGACCGATATTTACTATACGACAAAAGCGGGAAGGACGTACAAGAACGGACTGCTGGGATTTAACTGCCGTCATAAGTTGACGCCATATAAAGCGGGGATGGTGATTCCGTTTGTTTCGGAGGCGGAACGCAAGAAAGAGGACGCGATCACCAAACGGCAAAGAGAAATGGAAAGGGCGGTGATTCATTACCGCGAGGAAGCGTTGGCATATAAGGGCGAGAACGCGCAGCGATATAAAGAAGCGCGAGGAAACGCTGTAAAAATGTATGACGCATACAAGCGCTTTTCCAAAGACAACGGTCGGGCATATTATCCTGACCGAGTAAAAATTTTATAAGAAGCGGAGTGCGATGGCACCCCGCTTTTCTTATGCCTCAAAGGAGGTTTGCATGAAAAAACGTTTCTTGTTTTTTAAAGACAAAAAAAATAAAGAGGAGGTCACAGAAATGACCAAAGACGAAGAAGAGATCAAAAAGGCAAGAGAAGATATTGACCGTAAGGGCAAGGATTCTCAAACGGAACGCGATCGTGAAGACGAAAGCGTGGGTGAACAGGAACGGCGTTCGGGAAATGAAAATTCTCAGGACGCGAAAGCACGCATCGACGAGTCGGAAGGCACGAAACGCTACGATGAAAAACGTGCGGAAGAAAAACGCAGAGAAGACCGCGACGAAAGACGGGACGACAAGAGAGAGGACGAACGGAAAGACGATCGCTTTGATCGTTTGTTGGATTCTATGGAAAGGTTGATCTCGGCAATGGAAAAACGGGAAGAGCGGGCGGGAGATAAACTGGAACGCGCTGCGGAAAAATACGGTATGTCCTCGGGTAGTGCGGGAGAGTCGAAAAAACGCTCCTTTTCCGACGAAGATGTAAAAAAATTATTGGGCTGACAGGAGGTAAAGAAAAATGGCAGCAGTTATTGACACGGAAGGCTTGAGTGATAAAGTATTATACTCTCAGGTCATGACAAATTTAAGAACTGCCTACGATAATTACGGCGTAGGCAACGGCAATTATCCGAACGCCTCGGATATTCTTACCGATCGAATTTTAAACAATATTTGGTTGAAGAATATCCTCGACGCGAGGATTTTTGCGGATGGCATGGGCATAACGTCGAGGACAGGCGTGGAAGGCGCAAGTATAGTGCGTGTGCCTATCATGGCGCCGCCCAGATATTCCATGCGAACCATTACCATCAACGCTTCTTTAAACGGCGTATTGCAAGGCACACCCGGCAACGACGGTTTGGAAAACAGAAACCTTCCCAACGCGATTCAGACGAATGGTATAGATTTACCGTTGAATCAGGTCTATGACGACGCGACGGTGATTTATCAGCTTTCGCAGAATATGGTTTCGCTTCCGCTGGCTGCGGAATACACCTCAATGATTCCGGGAACCGTGGCGAACATGGAGGATTCCACGATTTTGGCAATGCACCTCAAAGGCGCGCTGGCAAGAGCGGCGGGGACGGAAAACAGCAACGTTATCCCCGTCGACCTCACCAATACAGGAGAGGGATATTTACAGCAGGTTATGAACTCTTTAATCGGCGCAATGACCAATCCTCAAACCTCGTGGAGCGAAGGGATCGTTCAGTATCGTTTGGAGGATTCTGTGATCGTAGTCAAACAGTCCTTCTTCAATCTCTTGTTCTCGATTAAGAACGGCGCGCTTGTATCGGCTTCCAATCTTGCGCAGGAAATGCTGCTTGGCGGTGCGTTTACTTACGACGGAAAACCGAAAGGCGGCAATATTCGTGGCCTTTACAGCGGCGTATGGATCAAGGTTGTACCTGATTCCTACTGGCGTCAAGCGGCGGCCTTGGCGGGAATCACGGCTGCTACCTATGCGGAATTTGATAAGATTCAGGGATATATCGCGAACGCAATGGGCTTCGCGTTTGGTCGTGCCGAAGCAACGATTAATCCGATCCCGAATCCGGGCAATGCGGTCGGTACAAAAATTCAAAATCTTTTCCGTTGGGGCGCCGCTATGACCAGAGGCTCCGCTGCGGCTGTAATTGTTTCTACTGCGGATAATTTAAACGACTTTAAGAATCCGATTACTTCCGACGGCTCGATTGTGGCTCCCGACAGCTTCAACGATACGATTAAATCTTATGGGGTGAAAAACGTGGATTACGGCAATGCTTCTAAAATTTGCGTGTATGACAACGCAAATACAACTACCGTTACGCTTACTGTGACGGGTACAGGCAGCGCGGCTATTTCTAACGCTACCTTGGAAATTACGAAGGGCGACGGCAATCCCGTCGGATATGCTAATAATGTCGACGGTACCTATACGTTTGTCTTAGGACGCGGAGATACCGCGACAGTGGGAATTGTAGCGGCTGGCTATCAGGCGGCTACTGTCAATATTACCGCGGCTAATACCGCGGCGGCTACTTATGCCGCTACGCAGGCTCTGACGGCTGCGGCTTCCAAGTAAAGTTTCAAAGGCTTCGTCCGCTGTGCCTTAACAGCGGTACACCAAAAATAAATCAGGAGGACTATATCATGGCTGAAATACCTTCTACGCCGATTATCCCGGCACAGCCTATTTATCCCTACGACGATGAATATATGATTTTTGATAAAGCGACGGGGCGTTATATTTTGACCGAGAAATACCTCATCGAGAAAATGGGGATAGATCTATCGGCGCGCATTAACGAACGCAACGCCGTCACGCCTTCCGCCTTGGTGAATCGTCTACTGCGGCAAGGCTCCAATATGGTGTATAACTATATTCACGCCTTTAATGCTAACAATACTTTTCAGGATCTATTAATAGCAAAACTCCCGTCTTTGCGACCGTTGATTATGGAGGCAATGACAGAGCAAATCTATTATCTGTCTATTGTCGGCGACGTTTCCCGCTCCACGGATGAAACGAAGCGCAGAATGGGTATAGACCAGAACTGTAAAGAGGTCTTGGAACGCACGGTGCCTGAACTGGGAACTACGATACTATTTACGGGGGAGTTAACGCGATGGATTTCCTGGATTTGCTGAATCCCAAAACCGAATACTATTTGACAGGGTATTACTACCCGTATTATCCCAGTACGCCTGAGGACGGACGCGTTACGTTTAACTACAAGCAAGTGAATCCGTATTCCCGTGCTTTCGGTACGGTATTGGACAATGTTCGTTTGGATAACGAAACGTATGCTTTGAAAACGAATGAGGACTGCGGCTTCAAAATAAAGGGCTTTATTTCCACTCAGGACGGCGCCTTTTGGTCGATTGCGGAGATTGTGCACAACGAACAGATACCGGGCGCAGAGGAGGCTTTGCGCTTCTTTAAAACCGTCGTACAGTCCGAGTATCTAATACGCCTTATCCGGGCAGATAACCCTTGGGAGATAGGTACATGATTTCAAATCAAGAATTTGCCCAATTAGGCGAAGATGCCCTTGTATACATGAAACAGCCTGCGCCGCGAGAAACGGGAAACTTGGAGGATAATGGTATTGTAAAAGCAATGCCTTCTCCACAAGTTTGTATCATTTATGTGGATCAGACTATCGCGCCTTATATGCCCTATACAAATGAAGTTTGGATTGCGCCTCGTTGGAAAGGAGCGAAAAATCCGAATCAAGAATGGTGGAATTATGACTGTGAATTTACAATAAAAAAAATAGCCGATATACTCGGCGGGGAGCTTAGAAGAATATGATTACCTTAGATCAACTTAAAGATAATTACGTAATGCCGCTTTTAAATAGCACACCGTTTAAATTTATGATCTTTACGGACGCGGGAAATTATCGCCATCCCGACAGGAGAAAAAATACCGTTACGGAATACATAAACGGATTGTTTTCTCTTTCTCAATCAGAAGTTCAACGCTTGGGAGGCGGATTAACCGCAGTAGCCCTTGTTACTAATATAAAACTTCTTATTCCTTGCGGCGATAATAGTGATACCAGCTATACGGGGGAGCTTCGGATTGTTCAGCAAATAAGGGATGCGTTGTCGGAGGTGCTTTCTCAAAATGTTAAATTAAGTATTACGTCTGATGGAAAAACGTATGTCGGCGGCGTGTCATATACTTTACCTTCTGCCGAGCTACGCAATCTTCGCCAGGGAATAGGCGATAGTTTGGAGTATAGCTTCTCGATTACTTTTGCGTATCTCGAAAACGCTTTGAACGCCACGGACGTTAAAATTCTCATAGACGGCGCGGAGATTGCATATACAAGCTTTCTCTTAACGCGTAGAATTAATCCTTCGGCAGATCTATATAAGAACTCGACGAACGGCGAAGCGAAAGCCTACGCCGAAAACTCGACCTTTACAATCGATTTGGAAATGCCTGCCTTATCTGATTCTCCGCCTTCACTGACTATATTAAATCATATCCTTGGGATTACTTCGGTTAATACTTCACATACAGTCGTTTTGACCATAGGCGATATAACGACTCAAACGTTTAATATGATGTTTGGAGAATGCTCGGCAAGCGGAGCGGGAGTCAGCAACATAGTATATAAAGTTTCTTTGTTGCCATTTGCCGCACAGGAAGTTATAGGAGGTTAAGATGGCAGCGAATGAATATGTTTTAACCTTGAAAAATGAAACCCAAGAAGGGATAGCACAAGAAGTCGGCGGCGCGGGCGGTATCCAGACAGCGGGAAGCTCCGGCGCTTCGACAGGCGGGGAACAGGCAAGCGGATTGAGTCCGAGTGCAAAAAAGGCTTTGCGCGGCGTTCTGTCTGTATATAAACCTCTTAAATCCACAGCAAATCAGGCGATCTCGTATGAGCTTTCGCAGGTCGAGCTTCGCACAGGCTCCCGCGAACAGCACCAGCGCGCCAGCTTTGCCTACTCTATCGGCTCGCAGTTGGTAAGCGCGGTTGAGAATGTCGCACTCGGCGCGGCTTTCGGCGGTTTACCCGGTGCCATTGCAGGATTGGCTTTGAGTGCAGTTTCTACCGCCATTTCCATAATCCAAACGCAAAATACCTTGAACACAGAACGTCAACTCGAAGATATATCCCGTAACCTTGCTGCACAGCGCGTAACCGTTTCAGGCTCTCGGTATATGAATGCTACTCAATTTTAAGCATAAGAAAAGAACGAGATTTACTCGTCCTTAACTAAATTTTTAGAAAATTTTTTTGCCATCCGTTCTTTTCTAAAAATAAAACTTTTCCCTGATGTTTCCTGTGCGTCTAAGTTTATAAACATATCACAATAATCAATTATTTTTTGATATTCTCCTGCTCGTTCTAAAATGATACATGCAATGGTAGCAGTAGGACAAGAATAAGGTTTTATCATTATAGAAGAAATTATAGGAAGAATTTTAAAATCTTCCTCACAAACCATCAGACAATATTCATCCGCCTTTTTATCTCTATATACTAATTGGTGTAATAATTTTGCCGTTTCAATATAGAAAAAGTGAAGCGGAATATTGTCTTGTGGACATTGCGTGGAGAATTTAGTTACATATATAAATTCTTTATAAACATTTTCTATATCTAATTTATTGAAAAAATCAAGAACACGTTTTTGGCTTGCGTGAACTTTTCTGGAAAAATTATTGGTATCTTCTAATTTTGCTTGAAAGGCGTTGAAACTGCTGTCTGTAACGGCAGCGTTATCGGGCGACAAAAGAAGAGAATCTGTTTCAATAGAATAAGACTCCGTTGCATTATGTGCTTTTAGTATTAGAGAAATTAGATCATCTCGATTAATAAGTTTAATATGATTAGCTTGCGCTAATTTTATAGCTGGTCCTGTAAAATAATTATTTGTTATTACCCACGCATTATAAATCCCATAGAAATTTTGGGCTGCTGAAATTTCTTGAATAGCCGCAACGGGTACTTTTTGTGCGTAACGTTTTGTTTGTATAATTGTTTTTTCTCCATTTTGCTCAACAATTATATCCGCACCAAAATCCCCACTCTTTTTTGTGGTACTTGTTTGATAACCTAAGTCTGAAAGTATCGCTGCAACAAATTCTTCAAACTCAAAACCTTGCATAGAATCTACTTTTTCTATGTTTGATTCTTTTAGCCGTTTAAGATATTGTTGTTTCTCCCTTTCCGCCTCCCGTTCCCTTACAAGTAACTGTCTTTGTTTTTCTTGGGCTTCGTAAATACGCTGTCGTTCATTAGATTCCTCGATTTGATATTCTTGCTTATAAGATGAAATTTGGTAGGCTCCTATACAGATAAATACAATTCCTGGCAAAATCCCCAGCAAAGGCATAAAAGATAAAATAGAGTAAAAGGCTACTGTGGATATTATGGAAAGTATAGAAAATGCAATTCCTATACCGACATACATTTTCCCTTGTTGAATATAGGTTGAATTAATGTGCTGGCGTCCTTCATGAGTTTTTGAAAGTTTTTGAAGTTCGCGTTTTGTAAAAAGAACTCGCTTCCCCATTATTTATTTTTCCATTTTTAGCTTATGTAATTCTTTTTCAAGAGCTTCAATTTTCTTTTTCTTTTGTTCTTCTTTCGTTACTTCTTTATGCTCTCGATATTCTTTTAAAGCTGAATTACACAAATAGGAAATGCCTTTAAAATCGATTAGAATAAGGGTAACTATATTACAAATTAAAGCAAAAAGAGTAAAGAGCAAATGGAATGTTTCATGTTTAAAGTACCAAAATATAGAAGGAAATTCCAAATGTTTGGCATATTTCTCTGTTGAAATAAACCATTTAACATAAATAATAGCATCATATAACAAATAAGCAATACAGACAACTAAAATAACGTTTAATATAACTTTTAATGTAAGCTTTTTTTTCATTTTATCACCTTTTCTTAACTATATCATAAAAAACGGCAACTGTCAATAAACAGTTGTCTTTTTTATAGAAAAAATTTCTTTGGAGGCTCCAAGCCATGAATCAACTCACAGTAACTATCAACGGCACTACTTACGAAAATATCGTAATTCCCTTCAAATTTGAGGAGATTCTCGATGAACAACTTGACTCCGCTACGCTGACCCTATCGAGAGTCAACACGGAGGTGTTTAATCCAGACGACCCCGTGGAAGTGATTATCAATGACGGAGAGAGTACGCAAACAAAGTATTACCGTATCGCGCAGGATTCCGCATATGAAAGTCCTAACGGGTCGGGCTTCTATCGCCATGAACTCTTGTTGATAGAAAATACAAAAGATTTGGAAAACTATATGGTAGAAAGCCTTTGCGTTACCAATGCGGGCGGTAGAGAATATAAAAGTCTAAGACCTGATTTAAATATTATAAACGCTCCTCCATACCCAGGGGAACCTTTTATTCCCCAAGAATGGAACACTCCTGTTATTTCTAATATAGCCCTTCGTATCCCCAGCTTAAAAGAAGTATTGAAAAATTATTATACAGATGATGTAGAATACGGGACTATCACGGGAAGTGTAACTATTACCGACTCTAATATGAACAAAGAAGTCTATTCTTTGGATGGAACAGGAGGGGAAAATTCTCCGGGGAATTACACTCCTAATAGTGGAATTATTTTTATATCTTGGCGTAGTGAATTTCAAGTGATTGGAGGCAGCGGTTCAGTTCTAAATTTTGATTTCTATATTTACGGACAGCCGAATTACTACCCGTTAAAGCCGTGGACGTTAAAAGAAGTAATAGACCGCGCGTTAGAGCTTGCGGAGCCGTTGGTATGGGATAAAGAAGCGCAAGAATACGTAAAAGAGCCGAGATTTAAATTCAGATACAAAACCAATGCGGGGTTAGGAAACGCGGAGGAACGGGCGTTGTTCGCGCAGTACTCGCCCGAATTTACGTTCACGCGGTGTACCTTGCGGGAGTTGTTACAGGAAATAGGGGGCTTCATACACGCGGAACCGAGGTTAGATCAATACAATACCGTTTATTTTGACAGATACGGAGAACAGGAGATAGCGACCTATTACGATTTCATCAAGAAGGAGCGACTTGAACTGAATCAATATAACTACACGGGAAAGACGGTATCCTACGGCATAGAACAAGCGTGTACACGCGTGGATTCCTACGTGGATAACTTAGTCAATCAAATCAGTATCGGAAAGGGAACGGTAGGTCAACCGTATCAGGACGGGTATCAATCCATGCGCACGGATTCTTCATACGTTCGCTTCACCGAGTCCAATATGATATTCCCGACAGTGTTTCCCGTGTTACAACCGATCGCCTTGCGTTGGGTGGATTACAGCGGGATAGCGGGCGCGGCGCAAATGCGGTATGACATTACGCCGTATCTGTTTGAAAAGTCTATCTATGACTCGCAGTTATCGTCGTATACGGACGTATATCCCGCTTCGAAAGCTTTTGCCTTGTATTATACGCAAGGCGAAAAGAATATCGGCGGTTTTTTCTTTAAGGTAGACGATTGGACGGGCGGGGCGTTAAAAAATTACGCTATCGTAAATATTCTGAGAGCGGTTACGGGCAAGAACGATCTGGACATTTCGGATTATACAAAGTTATGTTTTGAGTTAGTGTATATCCCCACGTACTCGGCGCGGGTAGGGCACAGCAAACAATATATCGGGGATTGGCTGAACTACCCACGAAGCATTGCGCAGAATCAGTCCGCGAATATGGTGGAAACGCAGTACTACGGGGAAAATATCAAAGGTCTTGCGGAACGTTTGGGGACGATAGAAAAGACCTACACGTTTTATATGATGCACCAGTCGAATTTGCCGACGGCGGGCAAGTTATGGGACGATAGCTATTACATATCCACCGTATCTGTCGAAATTTTATCGGACAGATTCAAATGTACGATCGGGTTATCTAAGAATTTCAACCGTAAATCCAAATATATCGGAGCCAATTCCTACAAACGAATCTTTGAAGTATCGGAAAGGATGGTGCAGGAAAGACAGTCTATTTACACGGATTATCTGATAATCACTTCCCCGAGTACAATGCCGCCCGCCTCTAAAAGAAACGTGTTGATGAATATGACTACGTTTGTCAACGTCCGCAATACGTTCTATCAGGCGCTAAGCAGCGACTCGTCCCGCGATAGGGTATCGGCGGTGATTATCCAAGGCGAAACGAAAAACGGAAAAGAGGTATTGCCCAAAGTGATTTTACCCGTGATAGCTTCGGCATTCGGGAACGTAATGGAGTTTTCGTGGGAATTTCAGGACAATTATTCGGCGGGAATGCGCGCGGTGGAAGCGCAGAACGGAAAGGCGAGCGGTATGTTCGGGCAGGAGGTGCAATATTGCGATTATTACGGACGAATGTACTATGAAAATTTCAATCTGTATGTAATGGGATCTGTCAATGCGGCAAATCCCTTTTCTTATCCATTGTACGTGACGGAAACAACGCCCGGGACACAATCCTATGCGGTAGCGGGGACCTATGAAAACTATCCGATAATTAAACGCAAAGACAGCCGGGAAGCGATCAAAGAAAATTATGGCATCGAATACGTGACGGATTTGGAAAATATAATCATCGGCTCGGCGTTAGCGGCGAATAATCCTATGGTGTCAGGTGTCAATGCGCAGGCTCGGGCGAAACTGGTGATTTTGCGCAACCGAATCAATAAATTTTCCCGTAAGGTAAATCTATCCACGGGTATTATCACGGGGAACGTACTGGCAGAATACGAATTGGGTGCGGGAAGCGGTGAGTTGAACATGACGATCACGTCTTCGCAGGGCGGCCCCGTATATTTAGCGAGTTTCGGCTTGGAAGCCACCGTGGCAGGAAAAGCCTGGGCATTGGTGACGCCTGTGTATTACGGAGAGCCGTACACGGTAGAGGACGAGGACGGGAACGTTTCCACCATAACGCCCGAATACGGCGGCGAACTATTGATTGGGTGCAATCAGACTATATCCATAGGCGACGTAATAGCGAAGTTTAACATCGTGGGTTGTCACGATGTTTTTGAATATCTGAAAGAAAAGTAAGGAGATAAAAGTATGAATTTTTATGTAGACAGCGGAGGCGTGGTGTTACACGTAGACCCTGAACGGATTTTTCAAGGCTCCGCCAACGCCAATACGATACGGTTTGTAGGCGCGTTTGCTTCAAATTTATCGGTCACGACGGCATTTAAATTGCCGAACGGGGTCTGGACCGTCCCGCAGAAAATGACGTTATCGGCGCAGTTACCGGGAATACAGATGCCGGACGGAACACAGTTTAATACATGGGAATATAAAATCCCCGCGACGGTGACGGAAAACTATGGCGCGGTAAACGTACAATTTTTTGTGTACGGAGATACGGGCGGAACGGGCGGACAGATCGCCTCGGCTATGTCGTCATTCGAGGTGGAAAAAGGCGTGCCTATCACTTTACCCGATCCGACGGATGATTATAACACGCTCTTGACGCAGATTCTTTCGACTTTATCGCAACTGCAAGGATTTTATGATGGCTTGAATACCGAGGTGGAAGAGTTACAAACAAGCGTGAGAGGACTGCAAGGCGAAGTATCAGGGATTCAAATCGATTTGGAACAGGTACATACCGATTTAGGGAATAGGGTGGAAAAAACGACTCTGACGTATTCCCTATACGGTACGGATAAAAACGGAAACCAGGCGATCATACCCTACGGAACAACGGGCTTGGGGAATTCTATACCGCAATATACGGCGGATGGCGAAATAAGAATTCCCGCGTCGCCGACTCAATCTTATTATGCCGCAAATAAAGGTTATGTGGACAAAGGCTTACAAGAGAAATTAGATAAAACAGGCGGTGAGATTCACGGGGATTTGCTTGTCGGTGGAGAGTTGCGGGTGCTGGACGATACGATCATCATAGGAAATTTGACAGTACAGGGGACTACGATCACGGAAGACGCGGAAACGATCATGTCGAAAGCGAACGTTATTGTGACGAACTCGGAAGGCGCGCCTTTAACGCAGTTAAGCGGCATAGGAATCCGAACGAACGCCACGTTGGTTTACGGGATTATGTACGACCCCGGGGATGATACGGTGAAGCTGGGCGAGGGAACGCTGGACGCAAACAATGAATTTACGTTCAACAGCGGCGAAGGGACAGCGGTAGCGACACGTGCGGACAGCGCTATGTGGACGAACGGGCATTTATCTATGTGGAACGCTGCCGAGTACCGATTTGTAGATAGCGGTATTGCGGCGGATAATGTGGTCACCGTAAATACCGCGCAGCAGATCACGGGCGCAAAAACATTCGCGCAAGCGGTACGAGTGGGGACAGGGAATGTTTATGCGTCCTATTATACCGGCGGCGTAATCTGGCGGGATTCTATGGGAAATGACCATGCAAACATATTTCCGGCGGGTAGCGGCACGCTTGCTTTAACGAGCGATATTCCCACAGACTATGTCACGCAGGAAGAATTTGAAAAAGCGCAGCGTTCCATCGAAGATATTTACACGATATTAGGACAGACGGTGATACTGTGGCAGTCGTTGACGCAGGAATACACGACGCGGGAAACGGCGGCAGGCTTGGATATTATAGACGGGGCGTTGACGGAGGTCAAAGAAATCCGAGGGAAAACGGTTGCTACGGAGAATTTGATACCGTTTCCGTATGCGGAAACCACAAAAACGCAGAATGGAGTTACGTTTACGGTAAATAGCGACGGGACAATTACCGTAAACGGGGCAGCAACTAAAAATACTTCCTTTTTTCTTGTTTTTGAAAATCCTACAATGTGTCTTAATCTTCGAGCTGGGGAAAACTATACTTTGTCAGGCTGTCCAAAAGGCGGAAGTGATACTACTTTCAGCATGTATGTTCAGGACCTTTCCTACACTCAATCAATAATCGACTATGGGAACGGAGCGACAAAGGCGATATCTTATACGCAATACTATGCGTTCATTCGCATTGCGGAAGGCTACACTGCAAACAATCTCGTATTCCGTCCAATGCTCAACGCAGGCACCACCGCAAAACCTTACAGCAAGTGGTTTGCGGGGCTGAAAAATGCGAGATTCGAGAAAATCGTCAGCACGGGGCGAAATTTGATACCGTATCCATACGAGGAAAGCACAAAAACAGAAAATGGTATTACATTTACCGTAAATTCGGACGGCTCGATTACAGCGAACGGAACGACAACGGTGAACCCAAGTATATTCAACGTTGCGAAAATATCTTTAAATGCAGGAACTTATGCTTTAAGAAGCTTTGCTAATGTTGAAAATGCAGGTGTCTGCCAATTTTATATTGATATTCCATCCGAGCCAAATGACAGAACTGGCAATGGTGTAACCTTCACATTACAAGATGATATTGTAAACAAAAATGTAAATATTATAGTTGACCCTAGTCAAACAGTAAATAATCTTATATTTAAGCCCATGCTTCAATTCGGCACGACAGCCACCGCCTACGAGCCGTACATCTCCGACACTCTTTCCGCTGAAACGCCTATCGAGTTAGCCGAATATGACGTAGCCTATCCTGAAACGGGGGAAACGAAACGACAGAGTAATACTTTGACGTTTGACGGGACGGAAGCATGGCATCTTACAGCTCAGCCGGAAGGATATTTTTTAATGGCGATTGGAATAAATCCTCATGCAGCTGAATCGAGCGGAGATATAATATCGAATTACGGCGAAAACTCCACCCCCGCAGGTGCTCCAAACAACGATTTTGGTTTCTACATTGCAAATGCGGACAAATCTGCACTTGTTATCTGGTTTAACAATAATTTTTATCCAAATGTAACGGATCTTTCTTCCGCGAAATCCCAACTTGCCGCATGGGCAGAAGCAGGCGACCCTTTGACCGTGACTTATAAGACAGCCGAAGCTACCACCGAAGTGACGCCGTTTAATAAATCCCGTTATCAAGCCTGGGACGGAGGCAGCGAAACAATCTATCAAGGGACTAACGATAATAGCGAGTACGGCGCGGAGAACACCGTCGTGCAAAATTACGCAACCAAACGAGGAGGTACAACTGAATGATGAAACAACCTATATTCGGCAAACCCCGAGTCCTGCCGTTGGAGAAAAATGAGGTATTGAAGAATACGGACGCGGAGATAGACCATTTGCGGATATTGAGAAAGCCGCTGCTGGATGCGTTCGATATTTATAAATCCAACGTCTATTACGGGATCTTATCGGAAACGGACGGGGAACATACGGAAATCATGGCATGGTACAATCAGCTGTGCGACACGGAGAACCCCGAAGGTCTGAGGGAGGCGATTGAGAACGTGCCCGCGAAAATAGAGAAGTATCTGAGGTAAAGAAAATATGGAAAATTACAGAACAGCGGAAAAGGCGTTAAAAGTCGGTTATGAAAACATTATAGTCCTGCATCATAACATTGTTTCGAAAAACTTTCCTTCCGACCATAAGAACATGGAAAAATATTATGAGTTGGCATTGGATTGCGCGGACAGTATCATCGAAAACGGCATCTCCATCGGAATCCCGGAGGTATCTATTACGGAAGCCATCGAGGAGTTTGAAGCGTTGCCGATTCGGGAATACCCCAAAGCAGAAGCCTATGCGTTGGTACAGGAAATATTCAACGAGATCATAGTCTTGCTTGCGCAGGCGAAGACGGAAGCGGAAGTACCCGACTACATAAAAAATCTGATAGAGGAATGGCAGCAGAAATTCGACCTGGAAGCGAATTATAAAATAGCGCACCTTCTCGCGGCGGAAAAAGCGGAGGGCAGGGAATGAAAGTTTATTTGAAATATCACGGGATAGGCAGGTTTGCAGAGCCTGCCTTTTCCATTGCCGACAATCCCCTTGAACTCGATTTTGAGGGGATAAAAGGGCTTTCGGGAGAGTTTATTTTGCTCTATCGGATAAACAGTCAGACGGAGAAGAAAATTGCGCTACGGGCTTGTAAAACGACGATACCGATTGAAGAGTTAAAAGCGGGGCAGTTCGACGGAAAGGTGATTCATTGCGTGCGCGGGATCAAGGTGTCCGAGTACGATATAGAGCCGTTGGTGTTAAAAGACATCGACGGCAAATTTTTTGCCCACGGTATGCTGACGGACATAGAAAACACCGTCGCGGGCCTGGTAAAAACCACGCGGGCGCAGAGCGAGGAAATAAAGGAACTCAAAACCGCTTTGGCAGAGGAAATCAAAGCCAAAGAGGAAGTCCTGGCAAAAATGAAAGCGTATGCCGATAACGGCGCGGAAGTAACATTTTAAGGAGAAAGAAAGATGAAAAAGAAAAGATTATGGAACGTGTTGATCGTGGCGGTATTGATTGCCTTTCTGGGCGTTTGCCTGGGCTTAATCTTCGGGTTTCGTTCGGCGGACGTCATGACGACGAAAGCGGAGGAAACGTCTATTGAAAGCCCGCAGGAGAGCGTAGAATCGCCTACAAGCGACGATAATTCCGCAGGCGGAGAAACACCCGAGGAGGACATAGGCTTCGATTTGGACGCGTTTTTGGAATGGGTGCAAAAGTACGCGGACGAAGCGGGAATCGGCGACGAATACGCAAAGGCGGTGGAAGCGATTAAAGCCGCCGCTTCCGAAAAGCAAGTGACGATTTCCACGGTGGCAAGCGTGGCACAACTTGCCGTGTTCCTCGTCTATCTGATTTACACAAATGTCAAAAACGGGAAACTCAAAAAGCAGTTGAAAGAGGTATCGGAGAAGTTGGATTTACAGCTTAAAGGCACGAACGGACTGATCGACGAATCGAACGCGAACGGGGAAACGGGACAGTCTACAAAACAGGAAGTGGAAGCGCTGACAAAGGCGGTGTCGCATTTACTGACGGGATTCACGGTGTTGACCGATCGGTTTAATATCGGCGCGGAGAGCAAAGAAGCGGTGAAGCGTGAATTTAACCGTGCGGCGCGGGAGATCGACGGCGAGAGCGTGAAGGAGAAAGCCGATGAAGAAGATAAAGCACTCTAAGGAGTGGTACTATAACGCAAGACTGATCGCGTATTGGGTGGGCATGGCGCTGTGCGTCGTGCCTACCTTGATAGCGGGTTTGCTGAAATTGCCCGTAATAGCGGTAAAGGACGCGGACAGTACGCTGTCCGGGGTGTTCGTGGTATGCGTGGTGTGCGCGGCTCTGCCGCTTTATAAGGCGTTGCTGAAAGTGATCAAGAGTCCGAACGCGGCAGTGATTTGCTGGGTGTTGTTCGGGCTAATGGCGCTTGTCAATTCCATGGAGAAGCAGACGATAGAGGGCTTGACGTTTGTCTTTGCGTTCGCGGCAATCGGGAATACGCTCGGGGCGGTCTGTTTTAAGCTGTCCAAGGAGTTTGAGGAGCTGTGGCGGCATTGCGGGCAGGTGGAAGTGACGAATCTGAACGGAGGTAACAAATGATAGATCCGATCGAGATAAAGAAACCGGAACAAATTATTTACGCGCCCGTGATTAAGCCGAAAAAGAGTATCAACGCTTTCGTGAATGGCGTGCTTATCTCTACCGCCGTGTCTATATTCCTGGCAATGCTGGCGACTTATTTTGTAACGCTGTGTTTTGACGGGGAAATCGGGGTAAAAGATTTTTCCGTCAATTGCGTGTGGCTAATGGTGGGGAGCTACTCTTTGGGCACGGTGACGAAGAAGATAGCGACCAATAAAGCGCATATGACGGAAGGCTTTACAGAGGTGCGGGAAACCGCTGATAAAAAGCTGAAAGAACTGCGTGCACAGGGTTACGGGGCAAGAATTGCGGAATATTGCAGAAACTATGAAATCACCGAACAGAATAACGTCCGAAAGGTAATTTGTCTGAATTATAACCTTGACTTTTCTGCATACGTCGAAAAATATGCAGGCAAAACCCTGCGGGAGATACGCGCTCAATATCCGAACGATTTATTGACCGACGGACAGAAAAAAGCGATACGGAAAGCCAATAAAGTGAAAATCCATCACTATGACCCCGACTTCTTAAGATGGGAGGAAACCGCCAAAGCCTACCGCTCGCCGTCGGAAGCCTACCGCGCGGACGTGGCGAACAAGATAAACAGCGTTAATTCGATCGTGACAAATATTATTTCTTCCCTGTTCGCCTGTTCTATCGGAGTGGACCTGCTGATGAATTTCAACAAACAAACGGTAATTATGGCATTAATCAAGGTGGCGTTTATTATCATCAACGTAGCGAATAAGTTTATTTTCGCATGGCAGAACACGACGGTGACGGAATGCAACCGCTATCGCTTAAAAGCGTCGGAAGCGGATAATTTTCTAGACTGGTGCAAGGCGAATCCGCCGAAAACCAAAGCGAGCAAAGAGGAGAGCGTATGATTACAATATTCTTGATTTGGCTCGTGACCGTGCTCGCTTCACATGATTATGAAGATTGATGAAAACCCGACAGGGCAAGCGATACTGCTTTGTCGGGTTTTTTTCCCCTCAACTGCAAAGCTCAACAGAAACGAAAAAGCGGCTCCAAGGAACCGCAATTTAAGTGATAACGACAGAAGAAATTTTTGTGGTGTAATTGTGGTGTAAGTGCTGCAGGCCTTATAAATAAAGGACTGTACGTGTGAGGTCTTGGGTTCAAGTCCTGTCATCCGCACCAAATATGCAGATTGTCGAATAAAAATTCGGCAATCTGCTTTTCTTGTGCTCGTTTTGAATAGAAAATGAATAAAATTGGACGTTTTTATACGTTTTCGGCATTGTTTGTGGTGTAAATTGTGGTGTAAAAATTGCCCTCAAACCCGTTAAAAATCAAACAAAACCTTGTCCATTTGCTCTTTCATGAACTCGTCGGAAAAATGTGTATAAACTTTCCCCACGAGCCTTTCG